CAGCAGGACGCACCTCTGATACATCCCACTTGGGTATCTGACCTGCATATAACAGAGAGATAAGTTCACGCAGAGACTTTGCCCATCCGGGGCGGCTATCACCTACCTTGATTACTGTGTCTGTGTCGTGCATTACCTCATTAACGATAGGCAGCTTGTCCACGTTCTCACGCTCTACAGAGAAGCCTACGCCTGTGCCACACATAAGTATGTACATAGTCTCATCAAACGCTCTAGGGCTGTCTACAGGCACGTAGGAACAGTTGTATGCACCTACATTACAGCGGTCTAATGCAGGGCCAGCAGTCATCAATGCTCTCATGCTAGGCATAATGTCCTGATTCAATACTGCCTCTTCTAGTTCCGCACGTAAATCTTCAGGCATGACGTAGTTCTTTGCGGATGAACCTTGTCTGCCCATCTTGGACAGGTGGTCTTCCATATAATCAAAGTATCGCTCTACTGTTTCGGCCCATGTCTCACGCCGTTGTTCATCTTCTTTCCATCGTGCATATCGTGATAGCGCAATGAAGTTTTGGTAGTCTGTTGGTAGGTAATTATTCATATCCATCACTCCGTTATAGTTCGCATTGTTCTAATGTCAGCACCGTCTACATCATAGAAGTATTCACGTATGCCATCCTCTATTTCCTCCCCAACCCGCCCATCTGCAGGTATGGGATATTCTTCCTCGTCAACATCAATTGTAATAAAAACTTTAACTCTCATCACTAGCCGCCACATCTTCCAGCAAAGTATTGAGGTACCACTGTGCTTTCTGTAAATCTTCTAATGGTCTACCTTTGTAGTCAAACCTCCACATGTATTTCATAATGTTTCCTTGCAGGTAGTATTTAAAGTTAGGACCAAGTGCAGCTTGGATGGCAGCAATACACTCAATACCAGACTGATTGTAATGAGTTGGACTATTTACCATATCCACATTGCCATAGGCTTCCTTACCTGCTCTTTCCTGCATATACTCTTCATGCCTCATGCGCTACCTCCTGTCTTAGTGTTAAAACTCAAGTGAACTACGTTGCCATCATATTCTTTTTCAACGCCTATTTCTTCCTCTAGTTCTACATTAATATCCATCTCGTTGTCAATAACTTTTAACACATATTCATTGACAATATCACTTAGTTCCTTTGATTCTTCCATTATAGGAACAGTAGCGCACATCATCTTAACAAAATGCATGACCTGTCCATAATCTTCATCAGTCAGTGGATTTTTTGGAAATGCCATAATACTTATATCCAACTCTCCACTCCACTCACCATCGTCATCAGCAAAAGGTCTGACACGTATGATAAAGTCTTCATCATTGATATTTTCAATAATATCGTCTTTCTTCACTTTTTAATCCTCCTTTTTACTGTAGAGTTTGGATGACATATAAAGCTAGGATGTTTATCTTTGCCTTTTTCTTTCAACCAATCTTCTGGTATGATGCGATCATAGTATCTAAATCCATTCTTGATACACCAATCACCATAGGTTGTTTTTGCTCCCTTACGTATTTTATTCCTGCTATTCTCAAAGACAAAACGTATATCAAGTTTAGGATGTTGTTTCTTTATTTCTAAATGCTTACGTCTATCTGCTGTTACAAATCTACCTTTTACCTCAACTATAATACCATTATTGAGAATATAATCAGGAGTATAGGTACGATAGGCTAGGTCTTCCCACTCAATTTTGATGGCTTCATATCTAAACGATACTTTATCTGCCTTCATTTTTTCTGCAATGGTTAGTTCTAATCCACTACGATACCCATACTTACGTGCGGCTCTCCATGCTTTATGGTGCAACTACTTCTCCAATATACGAGATTGTAGGTGGTATCTTGGCTTGTGACATGACTGCTGGCCTTTCTGTTAGATCAGACCAACAATCAAAACGATAAGAGCAAAACTTACACCCATCATTAAGTACTTTATTACCTGTCTCCTTACCTCTAAACTTCTCTGGTACTGGTTGAAAACACCTTTCAAATTTATTCTCCTTTACTTTATCTGCTGTCTTTTGTATCTTAGCAATTTCTTTATCTAAGTCAAGACCTGATGCTGGCACGTACTTAAACTTTCCATTAGCTTTGTTTACTACCCACCAGCCACCAACATCTTTACCAGATGCTTTAGCATAGCCAGCAAGTTGTCCTATATAACCAAAGCCATCTCCATCAGCCAGCGTTTCATATGATTCAAACTTGTTAGTGTAAGACCAATTAGATGCTGACTTAACGTCATCGACTGCACCATCAACAACAATATCATATGTTCCGTTAACGGATTCGCCATCCAATTCAAGTGTAACATGTTCAGGTTCTTCATAGTGTACTCCTGCTTCTCTCAGCAAACCTTTGAATACTGCTTCTACAATATCCCCAAGCATCATGTTCATTATAAATGTAGTTGGTTTTGGTAAGGCTACCTCTGGCTTATTCTTTTCGTACCAAAGTTGGCAAGTGGGGCGACCTACGTTTGACATCCGTAGTTTAAAATCGCCCCGCTTTTTACCAGCACCAAACTGCTTATGCAGTGCTTCAGCAATGTCAGAAGAAACCTGTTCAATTGTCTCCTCTGACATCTCTGTTTTGCCATTGACTGCATCCTCCATATATTGATGGAGTGCAAGTTCAGCACGGTGATGCATTATGCTACCTCTTCTTCAATCTCAATGTCAACTAGATCGTCTACTATATCAACATCGTCATCTTCCATTTTAGAGTTAGCTTTCTCTGCCCATGCATTGATAATGTAGTTGTTGTAGTTATCAATCCATGACATGAAATCACCAAACAGAGCCTGATCTTGGTCTGTCAACTCAATGGTCTTAGTAACATCCAGCGATGCCACAGGTACATAGTATGATGCTCCTGTTGGAATCTTACGCTCACTAGTATTAGCAGTGATAACATGCTGGATAGGCAAGCGTTGCATCTTTGCCAATCTAGTGAAGCTAATACCGATCTCCTTAAATGCGTCACGGTTGTCAATCTCCCAGATGAATGGTGTAGGCTCTAACTTTACAGATTCACCTTGGTCACTCTTGGGGTCAATCATCTCCACCACACCAAAGACGGCACGGACACGCTTAATCTGTTTGAGCAGGTCTTGCTGTGACTGTGGTAGTGCTTTAAAGTCTTTGATGTATCCTGCGGGTTTACCACAGTTAAACCCACCGTCATTATCTTTGAGGTCAATGTCCAGTGTATCTGCCATAACGCTCTTGATGTAACGATTAGGATTCTTCGCATCCCCTTGAACAAAACGCTTGTGCATGAAGCGTTGCATAAAAGGACGCATCTTAATGCTGTTAGCATAGTGAGTAGGACCATCGGGTATCTCTAGCTTGTATGCACCGCCTTTAACCAATACCTTATCTGATCCGATAATGGGTGAGTGATTAATGCGTAGACGTGCAAGCGAACTAGAAGATGTTGTTGTCTTCTCATGTGCAATACCCATAGCCTTTGCCATAGCAGCATAATTATTCGTATCTACTGTAGTCAATTGTGTCATTTACTTTCCTTTCTCAAAGTTTAGAACCGTAGTTATATCAAATTACATCTTTAGTGTCAAGCCAATTTGGTCCAATTTTTGACTCTAATAACAGAGGAACATTAAAAGTTATCCCCCACCTAAGAGTAATCAAATTAGGTAAGTCTTTGTTAGTCTGATTAATTATATCAATAACTCGCTTCTCTTCAGTTGGATGCACATCAATAACAATTGAATCGTGAACTGTGTTTACCACACATGATTGCATGTTGTCAAGCAGTTTATCAATATGTAGTAAAGCAATCGGTACAATATCTGCTGTAGCGAATGACTGCACAGGATAGTTCTTAATCTGCGTGAAGTATGATACACGTCCACTAGGCTTACGAACTACATCAGGAAACGAGAACTCACGTCCAGAAGGTGTGACTATTTTCTGCGTTGATATAGCTTCTTTAGCCAGCTTGGAGTGCCAAGAGGCGACCCCTGTGTATTTGTCTGTAAAGTGTTCGTAGTAGGCTGCTTCGGCTTGTGTGCGTCCGAACCCCGTTGCCCCGTAAAGGGGAGCAAAGGTGTGCGCTTTTGCATCCTGTCTACTCGTAGGCTGACCAGCTTTACTAATAACTTCAGCGGTGTATGCGTGTACATCAAACCCAGTAGAAACTTCTTCAATTGCAACTCCATCTTGTGATAAATATGCGGCAGCACGAAACTCTAGCTGTGCAAAGTCAGCCTCAAGTATCTTACCACCATCCCATCGTGACACAAATACTTTCTTTACAGGAAACGTGCCGCCACGTGGCATGTTCTGCATATTTGGATTAGCACCAGACAGTCTGCCTGTCGCAGTGCGATGTTGTAGTAGGCTGACATGCAGCATACCATCTTGTTTAGTGTAGTTTTTAATGCCATCAACAAAGGATGACAGGTAGGTATCCACAGCACTAAGCCTTCTTACCTTAAACAAAAAGTCTGCTGCATCATCCATACCTTTAGACTTAGCACCTGCCTCTAGCAATTGCAAGTTGTTTTTGCTTGTTGAAAACCCATTTGCTGATGCCCACTTGGCAGATGGAGGCTTGAACTTAAAACCAGCCAGTTTATCTGTTGGTATAAACAAATAGCCTTCTGTATGACATTCAGGGCATTTGCTGGGCTTAGAGAATGGCTCACCGTTCTTTTTTATCTTGCGTATATACCCACTACCATTGCAATGTCCACACTGCGCTGCATTTGTTCTGTACAGTCTCTGTGTGCGGGTAGCGACCAGTTGCCTGAACTCCGTATCATTCATGTAAGGGTCAATCAATGTAGCCCAATCATGTTTGTCAATGACCTTACGACCATATATAACCCAAGACAATTGCTCTGGGCTGTTGAGGTTGATAGGTGTATCACCCATGACCTTACGAACATGAACTTGTAGGCTGTCAATAAGTTGACGCTTCTCCTCTTCAAATTCTTGACGCACACCTTCTAGTACGTCTAGGTCAACCTTGAACCCACGCTGGTAGATACGTGCTAGTGTAACGCAGACTTGATTAGTCAGGGTCACTGTGTCCATCAGGCTAGTGCTGTCTGTCATTAGATGACGCATCAGCTTGTCGGATAGCTGCTGTGTAGCATGTAGGTCAGCAGACAAGTATTCACATAACTCATTGTATGGTATGTCGCGTGTGCTGTAACCCTTCTTAAAGTACTCTTTGAGTGTGTCCTGTTTTTTAGTGTCTAACTGATAGCGTTCAGCACAAGCCTCAAGTGAAAGAGGCTCTTTCTGTCCACGCTGCAGTATATATTCTCCAAGCATAGTGTCAAAGACAGGGCCATCATACTTGAAGCCAGACTCCCACAGCCACAGCAAATCGTATGCAGCGTTGTGTGCAATGATGATAGTAGCTTGGTCAAGCCAATCCTGTACCATTTCTCTTCCAAAGCCTGTAGCTGGCTCTTCACTATGGTCAAATGTAACAATAGCCTTGTTTCCTTGGTCACTCAGCATCCCCACCATAGTCAGTGAGTTCTCTGGCTCAAATGGATCAAGATGCAACTTACCATTACGTTCTGTTGTTGTGTTCTCTACATCTAGTGTTAGCTTCATACTGTATACCTCGCTGTCTGATATTCTAATTGACAATGTACACTACCATGCCAACCTGTCAACTTATTTTTAACAATATTAAGATGACGCTCCATGTCCTCTTCATCTTGTCCTTGCACTGGTGGGTTCTTTGCGATCAACACCATTAAGTCAGCCTCTGCTGCTTTACCTGTGCGACTACCTTCCATCATTGCCTGATTAAGAATAACTTTACCTTCTGCCTCTGCAGATAACTGTGACATATAGAACACAGCACAGTCATGTTGCTTGGCAATCATACGTGCATGTACTGCATTGGCCTTGAGAGCCTCATCATTACGTGCAAAGCCACCTGTCTTGGCAAACTTATCGCCCATGTCCAGCAGAACTATGTCAGGCTTGTATGCCTTACATATACTCTCTACCCAGCCCATATCACGACCTGTCGCATCTTTGATCTTGATACGTTCCTTGACAGGAGCATACAAGTCACGTGCTTTGGATGGGTTCTCTTTTATCTCACGCATAGTCATGCCTGTTGCTGCTGTAAGATATCTAGCACCTACACGATGGTATCCTTCCTCATTACATAGTATAATACAGTTAGCACCTTGGTGGGCAAAGCCACCGGGAGATGCAATCAGTGAGGCATGAAACGATGTCTTGCCAGTGTTAGGTCTTGCACCAACCTCAATCAAGTGACCGCCATTTACACCTTCTACTTTACGTGTGAGGCTAGGAATGTTGAATGTCCAACGTGCCTCAAGATCATTACGTGCAAGCAATGTCTCAATGTCAATATCTTCCCACTCCACATTTAGATTGGGAGTAAAGTCATCACCATACTGCTCAAGAATCTGACGCAGTGGCTCAAGACTGGACTTGTCACCTACAACATACTCTACACCAAGATTGGCAATGTCCTCACCAATAACTTGCTGAAACAATTTAGACAATACTTCCTGTGCTACATCACTGCCCATCGGCTGCTCACGCTTAATTATATTGAACAGTGATGAGTATGCTTGTTTCTGTGCTGTAGTCATAGTTGGATTGTTCGACATGAACAATGCCTCAATCTCATCTGGCGTAACAGTACGCTCATACCTATCCATTGCAGCATCAATAGACTGCTTGATCTTTCTTACATCTTTACTGAACAAACGATCTGGGCAACGTGCGCCTCTGTGTTCCTCATAGAACTGCTTGTCCATTAAACTTCTAATCAGTGATAATTCCATCTAACTTCTCCATATCTGTCGGGTTGCGATACTTTATATCATCTTCTAACTTTATTATACGAACATCATTCACATGTCCACGTAATTCTTTTGCCATCTGTATTGACTTAGTTAGTGCATCGGGGTCTAACGCTATGATGGCTGTTGAGAACTGTGCAAGATACCTTCTATGCGAATCTTGGAGAGATGTACCAAGAAGCGCAACCCCGACAAAGGAACCGAAACCAACAACGGCTGCACTCACACAGTCCTCAACAACTACTGCGACTTTACCACGTCCTGACACGTATGGCAAGCCACTATTTCCATATCTTTTCCATTTAGGTATTCTTTTTCCAAGTGTTCTACCTGTTGCATCAACAATCTTATCATCGTGTATTACAGGAAACACAACTCTGTCTTCCTTTACATCATACATCAGACCTAATTCTTCTGCATCCAATCCCCATCTGGCACACCATCTGTCCATGTAGACACCACCACTACGAGAAACAATGCACTGTGGTAATACAAACTCTTCCTGTGGCTTTTCCTCACCCACATGAAACCTTTTCTGTATGTCATCAATCGTCAGAGGTACACGTGTGCCACCACTGACAGTGCAACTTACTTTGTAACAATTCCACACAAGATCACCCATGTTGTTTGTTACAGTAAAAGTCTTGACACCACCACATTCAGGACAATTCATACGTTTAGTTTCACCATTAGCTACATCAAAGTCACTAGCGTGTATCATTTATATGTCCTTTCTATATGTATATATACTATATATAATAGTATAGTTCGTTGCGGCAGTTGAATGCTTATATCATGCATTCTTACGTGCTGTCAAGGCATTATTTGCACTGACATAAGTATTTTTTAGGTAAGGCTTAACTGATTGTGGATTAGCATGTCCTGTAACCGACATAATTTGTCCTATACCTACCTCTGCATCCACCATCTCTGTCACACCTGTGCGGCGTAGATCAGACAGACGCAATTCTTTTGGTAGTCCTACCTCATCCATCAACTTACGTGCGTAGAGAGGCAGCTTATACTGTGAGTAAGGTGCATACGCTCCATGTCTAGGCACTGGACGTGGTGCTACATACTCTTGAAAGCCAAAGTCCTGTTCCTGTTGTACTAACATATCATATAAGTCATCGTC